CCTGCTGTGACAATATCATCAGCCAGCATCTTGACAGTACCCCCTCGTACAGGAATACCACCAGTAGGAATAACAGGTACACGTTGCGTTCCTGAACCAGCAGCCTTAGAAAACTGTTGTGCAGCTTTTCGTTGGGCCATCTCCTTAATTGGACCAGCCGGAAGATCTCTTAAGTCATCTAAAGCATTTAAAGCTTTAGTAGGAACATTTTGAAAACCAGCGCCTCTAAATTGTTGAGGAAGTAATTGCCCTAATGCATCTGTTGCATCATCCGCTAAACGCATATACGTTTTGGGATTAGTAATAGTATCTAATGCTGATGCTGGTGCAAAACGAGGTTGCGGAATAACACGCCGTCCCGTCTTGACCAGTTGATTTAAAAGGCGTCCTGCTAACTGTGACATTATCGATAAGAGCGATGGAGAACAATATTGCTGCCAACAGAAACGTCAGCTGGGCCAGGTAGTGCTTGGATAAATTCAGCGCCAGATCGCTCATAGCGATACCGTGCTTGCATTTCATCTTTATAGTTAGGAACATACAAAATCTGTGCAAGACGATTTGTCTCATACAGATATACGTCATTCCATAGGCGTAAAGCATCTCGTACATTGCTCGAACGAATTGTCCGGTCAACGTCACCTAAAATGCCTTCAACCCGAGTGCTAGGAGGAGTGAAATCAGGATCGGATGAAGCAAGCTGAGTTTTTTTCTCAGCTGCATCACAACGATTAATTTGCGTAATAATCTTGTCATGAAACAATGAATCCGGAACCGAATTCAACGCTTCTTCAAGACGAGCATAATCACCAGCTGGGACACTAACAATGTAGTAACCCAAGTGATACCTGACTCTGCTTTTATCAAAATTGGATAACTGCACTACACACCAGGCTTATCAATTCATTCTAAACTGTGTCAATAAAAAAGGCCCTTAGGCCTTAAACACGAATAAGATCTGCAGCAAAAACAGAATCCCAATCGACTCGTTTAATTTGTCTCAACTGCTCCAAACTATGAAACCGTTCTCCAGAAAGTGAAGTTTGAAGATCTTTAATATCTTTTGCTGTCTTCATACCAATACCCTTAATATGATCTGAAATCATTTGAGGGGTAGCTGCATTAATGTTTAAACGAGTATCAGTTGGGAACTTACGTGGTTCTTCACCAGATGCTGCGTCTTTGACTTGAAGAGTTTTAACCTTCTTGGTTGCTGTTGGATCTTTTTCGATCTCTGTGTGATACACAGTAAAAATGCGACCGTCCTGGTCTTCGACCATGAACCAATCGCCATCATCCCACTGACTAACAACTTTGACTCTTGTGCCAGTTTTTTTATGCTGATATAGCATCGGGGCCAGTATTAATGCACTGACCCCATATTACCCTAATTATCAATAACCAGGGTAGTTAGATGCAATCTTATAAGGAATGTACTGCTCGATGTCATCGTATTCCATAGCCACATCAGGTTGGATGTAGCACAGCTCAACCAGGATATAGCCGGTATTACCAGCAGCCTTGTCAGCATCAGAAATAGCCCAACCACCATTGGTAGAAGTGGAGTTGGTAGCAGCTTTGGAGTAGACGCGATAGGTGGTATCAGCAGTCAGTTCGACATACTCAACACCAGAAGTCAGAGGACATGCGCCATAACCAGCCGTACCAGCAGCCACAGAACCAGAAACAGCTGCGACGTTAGCACCATCAACAATACCTGAAGCGGCTTCAGGAGCAGTTGCAGTACCAGGGCCGAAACCAATTACCTGGGTAGCACCAGAAGTAATGATTTCAGAAGCAATGCGACCATCGCCCCAGCCTTCAGCAACCGAGATGGTAGCGCGATAGGCATAAGCAGGAATGGTGGCATCAGCCGTCACCGTCATACCGGTGATGTTGACGCGAGTGTCATCATTCTTGTAAGGAGAAGGAATGATAACTTCAGCAGTCGTAATGTAACCATCGCCACTGGCGTTGGTAACAGGGACGTAACCGCGTTGTTGGAAATAACGCCAGCCAGGGGTGGCCAGGACAGAAGTCGGGCCAGCCTTGGAAGCGTTGTTTTGTGCACCACCGCGAGTATCAATGTTTTGATACCAGCCGTTCAACGGCTCCGACATGTCGGCGGGGTAGATTTTCTTAGCAGATAAATATGCCATTTACTTAAAGGGTATGTGTGAACGTTAATTGTTATCAGACAACACCATCGTCAGAAACGAAGCTAAAGGAGTTCGTGATGAAGTCCTTATTTAACACCTCGAAACCAGCGTAGAGCTGCCAGATAAGAATGATGAATCTTGAGAAATCATCATTATTATTGATCAGCACCTGAGCGTTAGGACCGCCGATGCCAATACCAATGGCTTGAGGGCCAAAGAAATAACCTTGTGCAACTTCTTCGTCAGCATAGTTAGCACCATCATCGAAAGATGCGTTGATGGTCTTGGTCGGGAAGTTGGTTGACTCGAAGAACTTGACGCCTTCAAATTGAACGCCAGTCGGCATCACAGGCTCACCAGCCAGGAAGTAGCCCTGACCAGCTTGGGGACCCATGTAGAAGCTGGTGTTGTTAGGCATCATGGGGTTAGCCATGTACATGCCTTGACCAGGATTGCCGCTGTAGCGGGCGATCTCACGGAAGTCTTCGTCACGACGCAGATGCATCATGAAAACGGGATCGCAAATGCAGCGATACAGCCCGTCAGCAAAAGTAGGAACGTTACGCTTACGGAGATCCTTCACAACCTCCAGGAGGTCGGTGCGGACGGAGAACTGCTGAACTTGTGCAGTGTACTCAGCAGCGGTGTAAGAGATACGACCCTGGGAATCTTTCTCTTTGTCACCAGCAAAGTAATAGCCACCTTGGGTAACACCAGCCTTGCCCTGAGCTTCAGCTTTAGCAAGTTCGTCAATAAAGACGCGGTCACGCCAACGGCGGTAGTCATCTAACAGCGTCAAGCTGCCGATGGACTGGTGGAACATGTTCAGGTTACCTGTGTCCAGCAGCAGACGCTGAGCAGTGATCAGGGTTTCCCGAGCAATTTTGAAAGTAGAAGGCTGGGTAGGATCAGCCGGGTCTGCAGGGCCGGTGTACTCTTTCAGCACAACCAACACCTTCTCTTTTGTGATGTTGCGGCTGTTTGCAGTACCAATCGTTTGATCGGAGATACGCTCACGGCTGTCCTTGGTGCCGGGCGATCCCCAGAACTTGTAGCGATCAAGCTGCACGGTTTGGCCAGGCTGGGAGGTGAAGTCATGAACGACCACAGGCTCAACAGCCATTTCACAAATATAAGCTGGATGCGGACGGTATAATTCCGCGCCCAGAATCTTGGGAAAATCGTTGTCTAAAAACATCTTCTATCCTCTAGGTCTAAAGATAAATAAAGGTCTGGAGATTCGGTCTAAGCCTATCTACTATAAATTTTAGCAGTGACTTATTTTATACGTAACCTTGCATGCTATAACGAGCACCCATAGTGTTACTCGAACCTGGATTCTCTGGGTCAATGCCCATTAGGTTTGCTGTTCCACCACCAATTTGGCCGCCTAATGCGCCAGCTGCTGCAACTGTACCTGCTGAAATTGCAGCTGCTCCGTAGGGAGCTGCTTGTACAAGAGAATTACCTGCCTGCACAAAAGCAGCTCTTTCAGGATTACTCATAGGTTGATTGTTTAATACATCGGCCATTGCTGGACCAACGGCATCACCTACATTTTTTTTAGATAACATGCGTTGCCTAGCTGGAATTTGAGATCCAGCTAAAGCTCCTAAGCCAGCTGCACCTAATGCTTCCATTGCAATACGGTCGCCTGGTTTATCAGAACCAACATTGCCTAAAGCAGAAAGGCCAGCGGCAGCAGCGCCGCCAGCCACAGCAGAACCTACAGGACCACGAAGGTATTTACCTGCAAGCATGAGATCACTCCATCACAAATAGTTTGTTAGCCATAACACGAGGATCAGCCTGGTTCACAATGCGCCAAGCTTGGGTCGGGTCATAATCCATTTGCTGCTTAAAGGCACCCCAGAAATCTT